AGGGAGCATGTTGATCTTTATTCGGCTAAAAGATATTCAAGCTATATTTCATTTCGTCAGGCGAAGAAAAAATATATAGATAGACTACGAAAAAAATAGTATATTAGCGCCATTAGATCTCCATGTTATTATTGCATTTTTTCAAAGCTCTGTTCACGCAGAGCTTTTTTTGTAATCATAGATTACATACAAATAAAATAAATCGATATATGTTTGTAGAAAGTAAGCTCCGTGGAAGAAAAGTGGTACGACAAATTATTACCCTCATTTGTAGGTCGAAATTCTATAAAAACGGAAGATCGAGCGGTAAGGCTTACACTCAAAGATCCAAGTAATTGGCCACAAACATTTCTTAACGGAGGATCATCAACGGCCGGAGTTACCGTTACCCCGGAATCAGCACTTAAGTTTGGAGCAGTTATAAGTTGTATTAATTTATATGGCCAACTTGCGACGCTACCTTGGAAAGTTTATAAAAAAGATAAAGAAAGCCGGGTGGTTTTGCCGGGGCATGATCAGTATAGGCTTTTATCAGTCGAGCCTCATCCATGGGTAGGTACCGTCAATTTTAGAAAAGCTTTAATCGCAAATTACAACCTTTGGGGAAATGGGTATTCTATTATAAATCGATCAGAATCGGGCCGTCCTTTAAAATATACTTTACAGCAACCATGGAATTTTCAACCCTACAAAATAACATATGAATCAGGACCATTGAAAGGAGAAGAAGATCTTTGGTATAAAGACTATATGACAGGAGAGGTGTATCATTATATCGATGTAATTCATCTTTCTGACCTTACAAAAGATGGGATTTCGGGATTATCGAGGATTCAATTAAACGCTCAATCTATTGGTCTTGGAATTGCAGGTATTCAATATGGAGCTGAAGTTTATGAAAAAGGTGTTTTTCCTGGAGGAATCCTTGAGGCTCGTGGACAGTTTTCTCCCGTAGCGATGGAAAACCTAACAAGCAGTTTCGCAGATGAATATGCTGGGATTTCTAAAGCTGGAAAGATTGTAGGACTTGAAGATGGGGTGCGATTTCACCAATTTAAGCCGACGATGCCAATGGCCGATGCCCAATATATTCAAGGCCGGGTACAATCGGTCCGTGATGTAGCTATGATTTACGGCATCAATCCTCATTTTCTTGGGGTAGATGGTAACTCGAGCTATAACTCGCAAGAACATGCATACCGAGAATTAGTGGACTTTGTATTAAGACCGACAAGCGTGTTGATAGAAAATGAATTTGACAGAAAAGTCTTTGCAGGGGAAGAGGGTGTTTACAATAGAATTGAGTTAAAGGGATTATTGAGGGGAAATTTTGAGGCAGTAACAGATCGGGTTACGAGGTATGTGGATAAAGGATTATTGTCACGAGATGAAGGTCGGGCAATAGATGAACAAAACCCAATACCCGGAGGGGCGGGAAAAGAATATACAACGGGATTAAACCAAGCGAGTCTCGAATCTATAATTAACGGAGAGCAATTTAAAAGGACTCTTGGAGCAATAATTAAAGAACAGTTAAACGATAAAAATGGAAAAGCAAATATTGCGCATGTTCCAAGCCTCAACGGAAATTAGAAAAATTGAGGGAGAGGGCAATGAAAGAAAAAGGGAGTGGGTAATTCATACCGACACGGAGGCGGACCGTCACGAGACGATAATTCCGATAGATAAATGGAATCTTATATCTTTCAACGATGTAGGGGCTTTTTATTACATGCACCAAAAAGGAGACGACATTTTTAATAGCCCGGATCCAGATAATGCCCTTGGTCCTGCGACTGCATTTATAGAAGATCGCAATTTAATAGGGAGGGGAAATTTTGAACCTTCCGACCTTAATCCTCTTGCCGACAAGATTATGCGAAAAGTTGATTTCGGGACGATGAAAATGACTTCAGTTGGATTTATCCCACAAGAGCGCGGACTTATGGGAGATGAAGAAAGAGGAGAAAACCCGGAAGCATTTTATTTTGGCGAATGTGAGTTAATAGAATTTTCATGTGTTCACGTTGGATCTCACCGACTTGCCAAAGCGAGAGCCTTAGTTGATTGGCAAAATTATTTAGCCGAAAGCGTCGAAAGATCTATAATCCCAGAGACGTTAAAAATAGATAAAAGAAAAATTCTTACATCTATGAGGATGTATGAACATTTATATACTTTTTTTAAATTAAAATCTTAAAACAATGGCAACTAAATCACAGGAATTGCACACGCAATTAACTGAATTAACGGAAAAAAGAACCGTAGCCGAAACCGCTCAAGGACAACTGTTGCAGAAAGCCCAAACTGAAGCGGAAGACGGTAAAGAAATTAGAGATTTCTCGGAAGAAGAAGAAAATCAATTTAACGGTTACACATCTCAAATGAGAGCTTTTGATGAAAAAATCGAAACGATTAAAGGTAGAATCGAAACTCAAAAAGGAATTGATGAGGCGGTGAAAAGACAAGCAAAAGTCCAAGCCCCGACGATTATTAAAGATCGCGACGATTCAGAAGTGGGATTGATGAAAAAGTTTTCTATCACGAGAGCGATAGATAATTACATGGACAGAGGCGGAATGCTCGAGGGAGCGGAAGCGGAAGTACACAAAGAGGGGACTAAAGAATGTCAAGAATTAAAGCTTTCTTATTCTGGGATTGTTATTCCTTCGAATTTTTACCGTATCGGAAACCCCGGGAAAAATACTGTTGAGCGTTCCAAATATGCATTCCAAAAGCGGACCACGCAGACGGCGGGAACAGCGGCCACGGCGGGAAATTTAATAATTGATGATCCAGCGATTGGGGTCGTCGGTATGTTTCAGCCACGCCTTTTAACGACGCAACTTGGAGCAACGGTACTTTCTGGATTAACAGGAGATGTACCACTTATTAAACAAGATGGTCAAAGTGCGATAGCTTGGGAGGGAGAAGTAGATGCGAATGCAGAATCTAATCCAACGTTAGCTAAAACCACTTTATCTCCGAAAAGATTCGGTTTATTTGTACCATACTCAAAGCAATTAAGCTTTCAGGCAAATTGGGCGGCTGATGCTTTTTTAATGAATGACATTAATAACGCCCTTGCACGAGCGGCCGATGATGTTGCTCTTGAAGGAGGAGGAACGAACGAACCAACGGGAATTATTGCCACTTCAGGGATCGGAGATGTAGCAGGAGGAGCTAATGGTCTAATACCTACTTGGGCGCACCTTATCGAGCTTGAAACAGATGTAGCGGCAGCTAATGCAGATGTCGATACAATGCATTATGTAACTACTCCAGGTATTAGGGGAGTTTTAAAAGCGATTGATAAAGGAACGGATACGGGGCAATTTGTCTATATGGGCAATGAGATCAACGGATTTAGTGCATGGGCAACGACTCAAGCTCCTAGCGACCTTACAAAAGGGACTTCATCTGGAGTATGTCACGCTATTTATTTCGGAAATTGGTCAGACCTTATTATTGCGAAGTGGGGAGGAGTTGACATAGTAATTGATCCTTACTCTCGTAAGAAAGAAACGATCATTGAACTTGCGGTTAATTCTTGGATGGATGTCGCGTTGAGAAATGTAGCTTCTTTTTCATGTATGAAAGATGCTTTAATCGTGTAATCGATTAAAGTAATTATATAACTTTTTAAATATTTAAAAATGTCCGAATTTAAACAACCAGCCAATACAGTAGGGATTAAGTTTTTAAAAACCCCTACGGGAGCTTTTCGCCTTTCTTATTCTGAAGGACAGTTTTGTTTTCTTAGTAAAGATTATACGACTAATGTCTGGAAGAATAAAAAAGGAGGAGGGAAAGAGGTCGTCGAAGTTAACTTAATTGACGAAATGATCGATCAAGGGTACTGTAAAAAAGTATCACAAAAAGAGGTCGTCGATTATATAATAAAAGCTTAAAAAAGCGAGATGGATTATAAAGTAATAACAGCCCCGACGCCTGATAATAGGCCCGTTGTCGATTCGGTTTTTAAGGAAGCTTGTCGCGTTCATCACACGGAACATGATAGTTTACTTCAAAACTTGCAAGAGGCGGCGGTGGATCTTATTGAGACAGACACGGGGCGGTTATTATTAAGCCAAACGATTGAATTTAAAATACCCTCTTTTCCATCGAACGGAGGCGAAATTATTTGTGTGAAAACACCAGTAACGAGCATAACATCGATTTTATATACAGACGATTCAGGAACGTCGGGAACGACTCTTGCAACATCTGTATATGAGCTTGATGATTATAAAGAAGCTCATCGTATAAAATTAAAATATGATCAGTCGTGGCCATCAGGGACGGAAATAATAGTAAAGGTCGTGGCGGGTTATGCTGCAATCGCAGACATTCCCCCTCGATTAATTGAAGCGATAAAGCAAGTGGGGGCGTATATGTATAAAAATCCAGATAATCAGGTACATAGTTTACCCACTTTTGTAGATAAACTGATAAGGCCAACGAGAATAAGAAGATACGTTCCGAGTTATGAGTAAATTAAGAAGACATGAGACGGTAGGAGCGATGGACACTCCAGTTCGATTTTTTAGGTTTAATCGAAAAAAAACGAGCCTGGGAAAAAAGAGGGTCGAGGTAGATATGGGTATTAGATTTTGCCAGATGATTTATGGGGCATTGAGAGAAACGGATGAGGCCGAAAAACATATGCCATCCGCAATGGCATGGCTAAAAACTTGGAGGGAACCGGACTTATTGACAACAGATTTGGTGGCAGAGATTAGTGATAAAAAATTTGATGTATTAGGGGTTGAGGAGTCAGATCGGTTTTATGTGTATTTAAAAATACAATGGCATGGGATTTAGAATTTCAATGTCGCTTCCGGTAAGTGAAGTTAAAATACTTGAAAAGAAGTTGAAAACAATAGGAGAAACTCTTGATCGAAAAACGAGATTGAGAATATTAAAAACTCCTGTTAAAAATATCTTAGTGAAAGCAGCAGCGAGACGAGCGCCGAAAGCTAAGAAAGTATTGATTAGAAAGAATTGGAAAGGGAAAGAAACGGCAAGATATAGTCCTGGGAATTTAAAAAGATCTTTGAAAGCGTTGCAATTTAGAAAATCATGGAATGCTTTTGCAGGTCCACGTTATTTCAGAGCAAGAAGGGGAAAAAATGGGCAGTTCAAGGAAAACCCAGCATCGAGAGGAAACTTTAATTCAAATACAAAGGTCGACGGGTGGTATGCACATTTTTTAAATTTCGGAACGAGGAAAGGGATTAAAAAGAGTTTGTTTATGTGGAGGGCGGCAAAAGCAGTAGGAGCGAAATTAAAAAACGAAATAATAAGAAGGACCGATGCGAGGATAAAAAGAGTTATTAAAAAGAAAAAATTATGAGTATCCGATACGTCGAAGAAGCGATTAAAGAATTGCTCGAATTAACACCTGAAGTTTTTGGATTATTGAACCCTAATGGCGGAGATATACAAATTAATATAGTAGACGAGTCGACACCTTTTCCATCTATCGTTATACGTCAAATTCAAAAGACGCCGACGAGAGTAAAAGGGGGCATAAAAAAAGGACCGGATTTATATAGATTTTCGATTCAGGCATGGGATGAAGATTTGGGAGGGGCAAAAAGGATTATGGAAGAAGTTTCCGTTGTTCTCGATGGATATACAGGAAAGGTAGGGACTTTTCAATTACGAGTATGGAAGGACGGCCAAGAGGGACTTAGAGAAGATGAAATCGGGCCGGAGGGAATCCACGGAGAAGCACACGATTATTTAATTAGACATCAATATTAAAAAATATGGCACGTTCAGCAATAACAGTACAGGAAACAATAAGAACAGGATTAACACCGGCTTACGCCGCCTGTAATGTAGATGGCAATTCTTGGGATAATTCAGGAGAAAATTCCTATTTACATATTAAAAATGGATCAGGGGGAGCTATTGTTGTAACGATACCGACTCCAGGATTTGTAGATACAGATCTGGCGATTGCGGATAGAACTATTTCTATTGGGGCGGGAGCAGAAGCAAAGATCGGGCCTTTTAGAAACACTACTTACAAGCAAGATTCAGACAACACAGTACACATTGATTACGCTTCCGTAACAAGCATGACGATCGGAATTTTCAAATTATCAAACGCTTAAAATTATTATTATGTACATGATTAAACTTTTAAAAGATTACGGAACATCGAAGAAGGGGTTAACTATAACGGTAACGAATGATGCTGGGAAAAAACTATTAAAAAACGGGGGCGGGACTTTTGTCTTTACGGACGATCCGGCGTATAAAGCTCCTGCGAAAACGAACTAATTTTTAAATAATTACTAAATAAAATATTATGGCTACAACAGGAATTCATGATGGACACGTTATGAGATTATATATAGATACGGTCGCGGTCGCTAATGCGACAAATTGCTCTTTAGATATGTCTATGAGCCCCCGGGCGGTTGCTCATAAAGATACAACCGGAACTAATGGTGGATGGTCAGAAGCTTTGGCAGGACAAAAATCTGGTACTTTTTCTTCTGACTTCATGAGAGAAGAAGGCGATAGTTGGAGCGCACTTTTTACGGCTTTTGCTGCAGGTACACAAGTTGCGGTCAAGTATTCAACGGAGGTAAGTGGAGACAAGTATATGTCTGCTAATGCCTTGATTACTTCGCTATCTGGGAATTCACCAGAGGGAGACTCCTCAACAGGATCTGTTTCTCTTGATATAGTTGGAGCGGTTACAGAAGCGACGGTCATATAATTTATTAAAAAAAACTAACTGAAATGGATGTTAAAATGCTCCCTCTGGGGAAAGATACTTACCCTGTTGCGTATGGGATGAACTGTTTAGGCGAGATTTGCGAAGATTTAGGAGTTGATTTTTTTGGCGCAGGATTTAAGATGGGTATAAAAGGAACGATTGTGGCTATTCATCGGGGAATACAGGAAGGATGTATGAGGCAAGGAATTAAATTTAATTTAACGAGGCGAGAAGTTGGGGGCATACTTGAAGATAATTTTGAACAGGCTCCAGCTTTTACTACGTTATTTTATGGATCAATTGCGGAAGTGTCGGGAAAGATAATAGCAGCCGAGGAGAAACTACCTCCAGAGGAAACGAAAAGCTAACATGGGATAAAGTGAGGGGTATCGCCTACGGCTGCGGGATTTCCGATACAGAGTATGGGAGGATGAATTTGAAAGAGGTTTTTATATATATTGAAGCGGTACGAAAGAAGCAAGAATATGAGTTCGATCAAGCCATGTTTATTACGCGACTTCAGACCGCTTATTTATTACAACCTCACGCGAAAAAAGGAAGAACGATTAAGCCGGAGAAATTATGGAAGCTCCCGAGCGAATTAAAGAAGCTGAGTAAAGAGAGGAAGGAGTATAAAGGGCCAAGTAAAAAGGCTCTTAAATTATTTAAGTATTGGGATAAAGTGGTTCTCGAAGAAAGTAAAATATAAACCTTATGGCTGGAATTTCAGATATGAATATTAGCGTCGGGTTAACCGATACTGAATTTCGCAAAGGCTTAAAAAAAGTTAATAAGCAGGTCCGGGGTCTTAATCGACAAATCGGAAATATAGCCTCCGCCGGGGGGTTACTTCTTGGGGCTTCTCTTTTTGTTAATCTTGCCAAGGATGCCTCTCAATTAGCTCAAGAAGCTAAGGGGGTAGAGTTCGCTTTTAATCGTATCGCGGGATCGATAGACACTCTAGAAGATGCAAGGACACAAACTCAAGGGCTTTTATCGGATCTTGATATTAAAAAATCTATTGTAGAATTTGATAATTTCGGATTATCTACAGAAAAGATTGGTACACTCCTTAAATTTGTTTCGGTAACAGCTACACAGACGGGAAAGAGCTTTGACATTATGAGAAATTCTCTCATTGAAGGGCTTTCTAAGGAATCAAAATTAAGGATTGATAATTTAGGGATATCTCAAATGGCGCTAAATGCAGAGCTTGAAAAGACTCCAAATTTTTTAGAAGCAGTCGCGAATATAGCGGAAAGGAAGGTTGCTGCAGCCGGAGACATCTTAGAAGAAGCAGGCTCTCAAACAGCTCAATTTTCAGCTTCTATTATAGATTTAAAAGTAGAGCTTGGGACGCTTGTTAATGACCTCTTAGAAGCAGCCACTCCCGCGTTAAGAGAGTTTGTAGATATAATATCGAATAACCTATCTGTATGGAAGGGGATATCGAACGGAGATATTACAATTGGGAAAGCGATCTTAGTTGATCCTAAACAGTTTAAAGAAGGAAAAACTCTTGTAGACGAGGCGACGAGATCTTTAAAAGGATTTAGTAAAGAGGCTCTTGTGGCTTCGAATCCTAAGGTCTTAGATGCTTTCGAAAAATTAACAGAAGGTTACCAGAAGATGAGTAACACTTCAGAGAAAGCAAGAGAGAAAGGAGTAGAGCTTTTTCTGCAAATCAAAGCAGGAGCTAAGACAGCGAAAGAAATGGCGGACGCTGAAAAGCTTTTAAATGCCGAGAAAAATAAAAAAGTAGAGTTAACGGATAAAGAAATAAAGGCTCTTGAGCGATTACAAAAAGCAAGGAAATCGGGGCGGGAGCAAGAGGTTAAAGATATGTGGAGGGTGTATGTTTTAGGCGTTAAATTAGGGCGCAAACCCGTTGATTTAACTACGACGGGAGATCAGAAGCCGGGAATGGAGGGTGTTAAATTTGATAGAGAAATTGCGCCGGGTCGCGCTCGTGTTTCTGAGGTTGCGGGTATTGAAACTCTAGCGGAACAATACGACTTGACTTTAAATTTAGACAGGGCTTTAGATGATTTAGGAAATGCTTATGAGAGATTAAATAGAAGGATGAAAGAGGGGCAAGAGTTCCAAGACGTGTTTGCCGCGTCTACGGTTGAATTAGGGATAATATTAGAAAATTTAATAGCAACTGGAGCGGTAGATATTTTCGCGGGATTATTTGAAGGAGGTGACGCGGCAAAAGAAGCCCTTGTATCTATGTTAGATGGGATAATGGGAGCTTTAGCGGATTACATGAAAGGACTTGCAAAAGCATTGATTTTGTCGAGTAAAGCGGCGGCGGCGTTTAAATCTATATTTGCTAATCCTGTTCTCGGCCTTATTGCGGGAGCGGCATTATTTGCGGGAGCATTAGTTGTAAAAGGGATCTTTGCGAAAGGTCCGAAAGATATGAAATCTGGAGGGCTTCTTGGAGGGGAAACAATCGTTAGAGCTGGAGAGTATCCCGGAGCGAGTTCAAATCCAGAGGTGTTCGCACCCCTTAATACGTTAACTGGTCACATAGTTAGTGCTATTGATAAAAGCGGAGGGGGTGGAAATGTAGTTGGTGTCGTTCGTGTGAAAGGGAGCGATCTTGAAATTGTAATGGGTAGGAGAGGAAAAATTTCAAAAAGAGTACAACCATGACACTCGCGGCGACGGTAGCATATAAAAACTTTATAGATAAACAAGAGGATTTTGAACTCTTGATTTATGATACTGACGATGTTTTGTCGAGCGATTATGCTTTGAACGCCACGCTTCCCGGTGCTTCCGTTAGATGGTCGGGGTCAGAGAACGAGGTTTATTCACCGATTGTTCCGGCGGAGTTAAGAATTTCGGTTTATATTGAAAATTCTGATCACGAAATATTATTAAATGCCATTATTGAATCTCTTGATCATCGTTTTTTATTAGAACTTAGGCGGAGAAATAAGGGAGGAACTTGGACAACAGAATTTAAGGGGTTATTAATAAATAATTACGGCCCTATCGAATACGATTCCGTACCTTATATCATGGAAATAAATGGATACGACGGCCTTAAAGATCTTTCCAATACAGAATACGATAGGACGCAATCTTGGTATGACGGGACTAATTTCCGAATGACAACGCACATGGGGAATTGCTTAGATGCTATCCCTAATCTTGATTTATTATATGGGACATCAGAGCCCAAGTTTGAATTTTTAACCGAATGGGTTAATAGTGATTTTAATTATACGTCTTTTCCAACAACGTGGCAATTTACCGATTATGACCCGACGAGATTTTATGAAGTTAACGCCGATGGATCTTTTAAATTTTGGTCTTGCTGGGATGTATTAAAAGCTTTTTGTGAAAGATACGCATTTAGACTTCGACAAGTCGGAGGAGTATTTAGATTTGAACAATTACCCGCGCTGATCTCTTCAAATGTTATTGATAGATTTAAAAAAGATGCTTCATATCTTGATCAAACGACAAGCCGAACTATAATAGATGTAGTCGATCCCGCAACTACTTACAATTTCGCCGCCGTTCCTGATTATCACATTGTCCCTCCTGTAAAGTGGATTTCGGTAACGGTAAAAGACAGTCCAGAATTAAATTTGGCATATGATAAGGTGTGGACAGAAAGTTTGTCCGTTCTTGAAGATCTCGGAGATATGGTTGACAATGAGGCGACGCACTTACGTATAAAAATTTATATAGACTTTGAAACCGACACTCTTGGGTCGAGTGCGTATGTAAAGCATTTTTATAAATGGAAAGTGACAATAAAAGTAGGGGCGGATTATTTGACGCTACCCGTTGTTTTTAAAAATGTAACGGGTGGAAAATATGAAGTAGATCCATCGTGGACTGTTGGCTCTTCCGATTATGTATATATGATCGGTTGGGCAGAACCAAAAACGGATCCGGTTTTTAATAACTGGGACGGAAAATCATATATAGAAATAAATATTAAAACACCAATGATCCTTTCGTCTTCGGCGCTTGAAGTTCAAGTGGAAAGAGATTCATATTTAGATGGCGTCGGGGCTGCTATTTCAGAGCCCCTCGGAAGCCCGTGGAGTGGATTTGCTTTTACATGGACCGCTAAAATGGATATAAGGTTATATAATGGCGATAAAGAAATTAAAGATTTAATATTTACAGGAATTAATAACGTAGAAAATCATGAAATATTAGAATATGAAACTACTTTTATAGATACGAGTACTAATTGGAAAGAATCTACGGGGGCGAGTACTACAATGAGAATAGAAGAACTTTTTATTCAGGAGATGATCAAGGTTTTTTATAATCCCTTTAAAATGATTCAGGGTGAATTAACGAGCGATAAAGCGGGAGATCCTATTTATCCTGAAAAAATATATTTTGCCAATTTTCTATATGCCTTTATTCAGGGAACATGGGAAACAGGTTTGAATACAATTCAGGGTGATTGGTTCGTGTCAGATCCTGCGAAGAAATCAGGGAGTCCGACGATAGCATCAACGGAAGAAAATATTTATCCGGGATTAGGCGAAACCGTTTTACCAGGAATTAGAACAACGGCACTTGAGGCGATTGCAGAAACGCAGTTGTCTATCGATGAGCCTGGAGAAACTTACCCGGCGGGGTCAACGGTAGTTATCACGGATTTTGCTACGGGGCAAATCATACGGACAACCTTAACGAATGATTTAGGGGCAACCGATACGACACTTGACATAGACGATGCTCTTGCGGTAGCGTTGGCTCAATGGTCTTTAATAGAAATTACTCCTGATCCTGATGAGGAGAATTGGATTTGGAGAAATCAATTATTTTCACCTGATGGGATCGGTACGGATATAAGCACTTTTGTCGGAGGAACTTTTGTAGATGTAACGGTTGGGACAATCCCGAGTCCTATTGGGGTAGGGGGTACGCAGTTTCGAAGACGGGTAAGAGTTTTTTTACGCGGTGTAAAACAAGATTATAAAGCTATTCCTGACATGAATCATCATTTTAAAGTTGATGTGTCGGGAGGAAACAATCGAGTACATGTTCGGCGGACGATTGCCGCAAACGATAGAATAGAAGTTGAAATTTTAAGCTAAAAAAATATTATGAAAAAGATAAAAATAATAATTGTTTTTCTTCTGGCTTCTTTTGGAGTTAGTGGTCAGGTGGCTTTATGGCAGATAGAATACGCATTAGGGCAAGACTCCATGATAATAAGTCAATCGGATGGAGAGTTAATTTTTAAACCTACAAGCGCAATTAATTTAAGTTTGTTTAACGATGATTTAACACATACAACAAACCACTGGACATTGTCAGGATCAGACTTAACGGACAATTACACAACAGTAGGAATAAACGGGGTTAGCACGGGAGCGGTGTTTATGGTTAATGCGGCCAATTCTACTTTTGAAGTAGACGCAACACAAATGAGGCATACAAGTTTAGGGACAAGCGCAATATCGGATGTTTTAATAACCGATAAAGATAACAACAGCGCAAGAGCCGCACTTGATGTAAAAGGAAACAATGGATTAATTGATATTTTGTTTGCTGCCAGCAATGGTTTAGTAGAGTTTGGAACTTATGGGGCTGGAACTTTTACGGGAACGCCAACTTACTATTCTGCATGGGACGCTAGCGGTAATTTTATTGAAAGGACTTTGGCAGAAATGCAAACCGCTATTGATACAGACACAAATCTAAGTCAAGAAGAGGTTGAGGATTTTGCGGGGGGGATGGTTACTGGAAATACAGAAACTTTAATTACTGTTACTTATCAAGACGCAGACGGAACAATTGATTATGTAGTAGATCCTAACCTTTCTAATTACGTAGATGATTTGGGTTATACAGTTTCATTGTGGGTTGACAATGGAACATATACCGCGACAGTAGACGACACACAACCAATACAAGTTCATTCTATCTCTAATTTTACGGGTACAAATCTTGCATGGTGGGAGAGTGGTACGCCTTCATTGTTAGGAGATTACAACATTCAAATCGGATCTAATGCTGGTAATGACTTAGAGGCAGGAGCGCAATACAATAATCTAATTGGATATAGAGCAGGGTATGATATTACAACAGGAGACAACAACGTAATGATTGGCCAATTTGCAGGCGGGTACCATACCACAGGGATAGGGAACTTTTTCTTAGGTTACAGAGCAGGAATGGGGCAAATCGGGTTAAGTGTTGCATCAAATAATAACATAGCATTTGGGTATCTTGCTTTGACAGATATAACGACGGGAGATGAAAATATTGCACTTGGTTATACCGCAGCAGAAAATTTAACAAGTGGCGCTTATAATGTGGTGCTGGGGAGGGGTGCTTTGCAATTAGAAACTGATAGAAGTTATAATGTAGCGTTAGGTTATGAGGCGTTGGGCAATTCATTGGGAGGTCAAGGAAATGTCGCATTAGGTTATCAGGCAGGGGAATTTTTGACAACGGGCGATTATAATGTTTTTTTGGGGTATGATGTTGCAAATGCAGGAGTCGCAACGGGAAATCAAAATATAGCAATAGGGAGGGCTTCTGCACAGAGTTTAACGTCAGCACACGACAACATCTTTATGGGCTATTTATCAGGGAATAAACAAACTTCTGGACATTTCAATGTTGCAGCAGGGTATAACGCAGGGTATTACGGGACGACTCAACAAGGAAATGTTTATTTGGGTTATCAAGCCGGGAAAGGGCAAATCGGATTGACGACTACTTCCAATTATAATGTAGGAGTTGGGTATTTAGCTTTATCGGAAATCACGACGGGAGATGATAATATTGCGTTAGGTAGGGATGCAGGAAAAGCCTTAACAACTGAAAGCTCTAATGTGTTTATAGGAATGCAATCAGGGAAAATAAACACGGGGTCGGGTAGTGTATTTATAGGAAGTGAGACAGGGGAAAACGAAACAGGAAGTAATTTATTATATGTAGATAATTCAAATACCGTAGACCCTGTGATCTATGGAGATTTTTCAGCCAACACGTTAGAATTTAATGTAAACGAATTACTAATTACTACAAAAGACATAGGAGCAACAACAGATGTTCAGATAAAACTCGAAAATGATGGAGGGGCTTATTTAATGGGCCTTAATACTTTTGGAGATTTAACGTTTTCTCCAACAAGCTCGGTTGATGACATTCAATTTACAGATGTAGCTTTGAACAATATAATGGTTATTGATGTAAGTGATGATGAGGTAGGTATAAATACAACTTCACCATTACACGATTTAGATGTAAATGGAGATGTAAGAATACAGGCAGGATTGTACGACTCAAATAGTTCAAATGGTGACGCTGGAGATATTGCAGTAAGTGACGGCACTAACATAGATTGGAGAGATAACCCAGCCGGATCAATGTATCATTCCGCTTCTCAAACGAGTATATCATCTTCAACACAATTACAATTTAATACAGTCCTTTTCGAGTCAGGAGATGGAATCAATATGGACAACATCTCCGATGAAATAGACATCAGTATTGCAGGTACCTACCAAATATCATTTTCTTGCAACGCTACAGGATTTGGAAAGATAACAGCTAAAAATAACGGAATTTTAGATAGTTGGTTTGAATCCATATATATACAGTTCACTAACAGCACCGTACAAACACAAAACCAGACTATAATAATGGAGCTTGCCGCTAGTGACAATTTAGAATTTTTTGCCGAATCAACATCCGGCACAGTAGACATAAAAGAAGCAAAAGTAAGTATTACAAGAATCAGATAAAAAACAAAAAACATGAAACAATTACTAATTATTATTCTAACAATTACAGCATTTTCATTGAATGCACAAAGCGATTCAATAGTAGATCCTTTAGACTCTACGCGAGTGACTATAACAGTAGAGGTTGACTCGGACGGAAACTATATTATAACTCAAAAAAGTGTGCTCCCCGATAAATCTGAATCAATCTACATCCAACCTATCAAAGGCAAATCAAATGCCAAGAAAGATTTAAAGAAGGGAAGAGATGCCGATAAAGATGACTTGGCCAGGGCGAGAGAAATGATGCAAGTAGAAAACGAAAATATAGCAAGAGCAAAATTAGCCAAAAAAAGTTTGGCTGTTTATATAGACGCAAAAAAACAATCAATAAAACAAAAAAACCTTGAGATTGACAAACTAAAAAATTGAAGAAAAATAGGGCTAAAAATATAGTTGAGAATTTTATTTTTTAACCCTAAAAATACACAGAGCTATGAATTTATTTTTTCAAGGGATAACAGACACTGTCACGAATATCCCGGAGGATCAAGATTACTTTACTTTGGTGAGGTGGATTGTAGGAGCGCTACTTGCTATCCTTGCTACCATGGTTTATGTTGTCAGATATATGAATACACAAGTACATAAAATGTATGAGGTTAGGATTATAGAAAAAAACGAAGAAATAACAGAATTAAAAACTAAACAAGAGGAATTATTTAATGAAATAAAGGCACACAATGAAGGGGTTAAGGTGGGTTTAGATAACATGTTAAACGTATTACAAAAAAATGTCACCAATTAATATTACATTACTGAAAGACGGGAGGGAGGAAATGATTCATAAGTTTGAATTAATATTACTCGAACTAAAATCGAAACGAATACCCGTGACAAAAAACGGAACAAAGAAAAGGAGTATAAAAATCACTCCTAAATAATTTTTTTCACTTAAAACAATATTATGTTTAAGAATCTATTTAGCAGTCCAGAAACCACGCTTGGAGGTATTGTGGTTTTTTTGGGATTAGTATTTACACAAGTTGGTTATTTGTTTGACATTGATCCGTTAACGAATCCGGATTGGGGAATCATTGCGGCGGCGGTCGGGGCTCTTTTTACAGGGATCAAAGCCCGGGATAATGGTGTTAACAGCAAAAAAGCCGGAGCGGAATAATGACTACAAGAGAAAGAATTTTACGCATGGCTTTAGGCCAATTTGGAATTCAAGAGATTTCCGGAAAAGAGGATAACCCAGAGGTGTTAAAGTATTTTGAATCCGTAGGGTTATCCTCCTCCCGGATAAAAGATGAGACTGCGTGGTGTAGTGCTTTTATCAATTGGATTTGTTGGAAGCTTGATCTCCCGATGTCTGGAAAATTAAATGCTCGGTCGTGGCTCAAGGTCGGGGAGGCAACGGAAAGCCCAGAGCCTGGGGATCTTGTTATATTTTGGAGAGAGTCGCCAAGCTCTTGGAAAGGGCATGTTGGAATCTTTGTCCGAGAAACAAAAAAATGGACATATGTTCTTGGTGGAAATCAATCAAATCGGGTAAAAATCTCTGCTTATTACAAAAAACGAGTTTTAGGTTATCGCAAATTATGAAATACTTTAAATACATATCAGCCTTTTTAATTGCCGTTTTGCTCGGAACAAATTATATATCTTGTACACGCAATGACAGGGCCACGGAAACCCTAGCAATGATAGAGGCTTTACAAGATACTCTCCGAGTCGTTTATGATGACCTTGGGAGAGCTTCAGCTTCAATTGCTTCTTTATCTGCCAGCTCATCAAAATCTTTTTTAAATCTTTCAAGTAAGGACAGTTTAATTCTTGAGCTCCAAGATCTTGTTAGAAATACAAAAAGAGTGAAAGCTGGAATCGTTCATACAGTAGAAACTTCGGTTAGAGATACGGGATCGACTATCATCATAAGAGATACAGTTCTCGCTCAAGGAGTACGATGGCCGGTGGGAGGAGTTAAGGATGACGATTACTTCTCGGGTATGGTTCGGGTGTGGCCTGAATATTCTGTGTGGAAAGTCTCTTTTAAAGACACGATACTTTATAACATCAAAGAAATTAAGAGAGGGTTCTTAAATCTGGGACAGTCTCGATATGAAGTCACAGCCACGAACAAAAACCCATACAGCACGACTACGGGCTTAAAAAGCTTTCTTCTTACTACTCGAAAGAAAAGATATAATATAGGCTTACAAGCAGGTTATGGAGTCTTATTTAACGATAAAGGCGCACAGCTTGGGTGGACAATCGGAGTGGGAATAAATTATAGTTTGTTATCGTTTTAAAAGATAGTCAGTTCTATGGGATGAACTGGTTTTGGTTTCGGTCGTAGATTTTCGTCTTTTTCTACGACCGTTTTCTAAAGAATAAGAAAGTTTTTTAAGAGACCATTTCAGGTTGGTTTTTTGTTCTTAATTGGACATGCTGCTCAGGCGAGATCTTGAGCAGCTTTTTTTATTTATTTTAAATAAAAGTAGGTTATTAAGAAATTAATTTGTATATTTAAGGATTAAATAATCATTAAACGCGACAGAAAATGAAAACAAAAACAAAATTAAGAACATTCAATACTCATAATCTTCCTTTGGGATTTTATAAGAAGTCTTCATATTATGGAGCTTATTTGATCGAGGGGCACGTAAGAAATACAATTACAGCAAAAAGCAATGAGTACAAAGAAAAAGAAAAAATCGCAGAATCTTTTCCCATTTATATCGATGTGGTTCGCTTCGAGTCTGCGGTAGAAACTTCTTTAAATAAATGGAGTGTTTCTTACTCTGTTTATACACACAATCAACTCAAACGACAAGCGATGGCTTTATGTCAAAAGTATATGACAAACGACTTAAAGTTTGATAGAATTTGCTTTGATAATTGTAGAGGTGTGATAGTTGTAGAAGGTGCTCGATTCGATGATATGTAAAATTAATTTATTAACTTTTTAAAACTTGCGATATTATGAAAAATGAATTTAATGGATTTACCTTAACTGCAATACAAGAAGTGATACCATCAATTTGCGGGTATTTCTATACAAAAGAACATGCCCTTGAGGCTAAAGCATTGGCAGAGAAAAATCATCCAAACCAAAGTTTTATTTTAGAATCTGTCTATATAAGACCAGAGAGGCATCAAAAAATAGGCTTGTATGATTACTGGCAGAGGCCCCCATTAAAAATGAAGACACTACAAGAATTAAAAAATTATTTTAACCGCTAAAAACTTGCGACATTATGAAAAAAATTAATTTTGAAAAACTTATCTCTGATATTGAGGCTGCGAAGTCTTCAGATGAGATTAAAGAGATCAAAGAGAAAAGCGGATATTGCGCTCTCACTAAAGAGATACATCGAGCTTGTAAAATTAAATGGAGTCAATTCAAAAAAGAAGCTTTAGCGAAGAGGAGAAAAGAGCGATACGCGAAGAAGAAGAACGACTTAAAAACGAGAATGGGAGAGAAGATCTTTTTTATCGGCACTTCGTTTAAGGGTATGAAGAAAAACGAAAAAGTAACACTTGATAAAATTAACAGGACACGAGCTTATGTTACATGTAAGAGAGGTTTCTGTTGGAGTGTCCCTTTAGCTCACTTAGATATTGAAAAAGACACCACGCAAAGAATGTATTTTACAGAGAAAGGAATTATTATTAAATAATTAAAGCGACAGAAAATGCGATTCAAAATATACAAGTATGGAAAGAATGACTCCAAGATTTTTATAGAATCTTTTGCGGGAGAACTTCTTGATATTAAAAGCAGAATGATAGTTCTTCAGAGGGATCTTTGCGCTCCAAACGAAAAGCCAGAAATAATTATTACCGACATTGATCGAGATGGAGATAAATTGAATGTAATTTTAACCGCTCGGTCTTCTTCATTAATTTACCATAAAGCAATTAGACAATGAAAGGAACACCAACAGAAAAAGCTCTGGTTACGGGAGCACTAAAAGAAGAAGCTTTGAAAATAGTTTACGCTCACAGACATAAAGCGACTTGCGTAAATGGATTTTCAACAGCTTTAAAAAGACTGCGATTTGGG